CATAGGATCGAGCTATCTCGCGCTGGGTTCTGCCATCCTTCCGAATCAATCTGACCTTCTCTTCGGTTAGCTTAGCCAATCCGTGGCGCTCACCTTTTGGCTTGCAAAGTGGCTTCGTTCTGCTGCCATGAGAATCTCCAATGGCTTTAGTCCCATGTCCGCTTTTGTCGGCCTCGTTTTCAGCGGCAGTCGCCCAGCGTAAGTTCGCGGAACGGTTATCAGTCTTGTCCCCGTTGGTATGCGCTGCATGATGTTGAGGCGTAGGAGGCGGACCATGAAACGCCTCGCAAATGACGCGGTTAAGCCGTTTCGATGAGGATTTGCCATCACACACTAGGGTGATCTGCAGATACCCCGACGGGCGTTGAACCGGCTTAATCTGTGCGGCAATGCGGTGGTTTCGTTTTCCTGGCCACACACGGCGCACAACCCCACTTGAGCTTGCGGCATAGTCTGGGAAGCCAGGCACTTCCTTCCAATCCATCGGGTTCTCCTTGCCTGAGGATATGGCCATATCGCCGATGACATGTCAAGTCATGTATTCGCCGCACACAAAAAAATAGGACCCGGCATCGCTGCCAGGCCCTAGGTGTGGGGTGCTGAGATCCCAAGGAGAAGCGGGGTGAGGTTAGCGCTAAGCCGCCATCTTTTCAAGCTTATCCGCATAGGCGCGAACTCCGCCCCACTCATCATCGGTGCCTGTGAAGAGTGGCTGTCGATAGCGGTGATGGTTTTGCGCCAAGCTGGTGCTGTCACAGCTCACAAATGGGTAATCGCCGCCCACTAGCACGCCGCGCAGCATGTGCGTAACAGGCCAGCGGTTACCGAACAATGCGGCCACCTCGTCCATTCGACGCCGATAAGCGTCGCAGCCGACCGGCTCCTGCTTTGGATCCCCGATCCAGCCCAGGCAGACGCGGTCAAAGCGCTCGCACAACTTGCCGAGACGATCGATTGGACCGTCCATGTGCCAGACCGGCGCGCCGCGCGAACGACCAAACGGCCAATCATTTAGCAGACCATCGTTCATCTGCGAGGGGGCCGCGGGTTTGTCGGGAATTACCGCCCACCGGCCGGGAACGAACAGACGCTCTTCCAGCCATTCATAGTAGCCCGACCAGTCTAGCCGGCCAGCTTCCATTGGATCCGCACCCGCGCGAACCGCCTGCATCCAATATGAGAAGGCGCCGTTGTCGTACATGACAAAGGGGCTGATCGCCTCAACGTCCGCGACACTGTCGAGCCGGTAATAGCTGACGCAGAACGCGCGCCCGGCAACGGCCAGCAGAGCGGCCCTCGGCGTCAGCGGGGTGCCATGATAGACCAGCGCCATCAGCCGTGCTTTGCGAGGTACTTACGGACGCTCAGCGTGGTCCGCTGTAGCTCAGCGGCAATGGCAGGATATGTAGCGCCTCGCGCCCGCATTAGGGATGCGGTCACGCGCTCGGCGTTCGTCCAATGCCGAAATGGCAGCGGTGTATCTCGGCGCTCAGTCATCTGCCCGCTCCCAGCGCGCATAGAACCGCTCTAGGGGGCGCGCTACATCAACCGCCACGCACGAGCTGTCGTCGAATTTGCGCGCCACCCACTCGGCTATGTCTTCGCCCCACGCAAGCTCACAAGGCAACTCGGTATGGTCGATCTGCTTCAGGATGCTATCAAGCCGGCACTGACGAATGGTAATGTCAGTGCCGCGTCGAAACCACGCCGTCACCTCCCAGGTGTGCCCGTGTAGCGCGCCGCTCGTTGCGTCTCGATGCGCGGCAGATACGATGCCGCCGACGCCTATTACACAACGACCCATCACCTCTTCCCCCACACCCAGGTTGCCACCAACCGGCCAAACGTCCACCCCAGCCCCCGCAGGAAGCTGCTGACGACCTGCATCATGGCTCACCTCGCATAATCTGAGCAGGCGTAAGATAGCGGTATGACTTGCCATCAGGTTGACGGTAGAGGCGACCGGCCTCGCGCTCAGTCCCGAGCAAATCATACCAAAACTGCATGCGATAGTTAGCCGCGTAGCGTGCGGCCAACGGCACCTGATCGGGGCGAACGTTCAGCATTTCGGCCTGCATGAGCAACGCACGCGGGGACAACGGATAATTATTGGCGCGTACCGTGTGGCCTACAGCGCGATGTGCTGCCTCACTTAGCACTGATCTTCTCCTCTATCTCTCTGTACCCCATGCTCCAAGCCCGACTATGCGCCGTGCCGAGGTAATGCGGGTTGTTGGTGATCGGCTCTCCGCGGAGCCGGCTAAGCTGCCCGTCCAGGCGCGATTGGCGGGTGTCGGAGGGCATTAGACCGCATTTCTGTCAGGGCCAAATATGGTAATGCTGCTCTTGTTGCGTCGAGCCCAGAAGTGCTCACCCTGCCAAGATTCTTGGCCTGGTTTCTGGAAGCTGATGCAGGCATAACCATCATCAGACCATTCATAATCTGGGTTGGTCACGCGCTTGGCCACACGGGCAGCGAGCTGGTAATCTTCGGGATCGTTGACCCTCACAATCACCTTAATCATGCGGCGACTCCCCGCATACGAGCCCTACGCGCCTTCACCTCAGCCGCGCGCTCGATAATCTGACTATCCGAAAACACCCGCCTCCCACACCGCCACCAGCGACCGCCGGGGTTCAAGCGCCCATCCTGATCGCAGCGATAGACCGGCACGTAGTCCGGCCGTAGGTATTCCGCCGCACGCCCCGCCTCGTTCATCACCGCTTGGCTCACGGGCGCTCGAGGCGCGGTCATGTAGGCGTTGTTGCGGAGGCGATGCGGGGAGGGTTTCACAGGAGCCGTCTTGACCGGTTTAGGAGCCGGCTCAGGGCGCTTGAGCCCGAGTTGCGCAGCAATGCGTGCCGCGACCTTCTCGCTGAACCCGTAGTGCCGTGCCAAGCCCTTGAGCGAGGTCGTGGCGTATCGTTCAGCGAAGTCGCCGGGCGTTTTGTGCCGGAAACGGTTCTGAAGGTCGCGTCCGCCGACCTTGCGCGTGAACATGTAGTTCTTAACCGACTGCGCCGAACGTCCGATCGCGGCGCCTATCTCGCTGTAGCGCTTGCCCTCGTATGCCAGCGCGGTGAGTTGCGCGATCTCGCTAGGCGACCAGGCTTTACCGGATCCCATCCTACTTCTCCTGTCCTTTAAGGCGCCAGAACCCCGGATGCCCCGCGGCCTTGGCCATCATGCGAGCGGTGACGACGTACTGCGTGCCGACACATAACCCTGAGGCGTAGTGCAGCACGGCGTCAGGCACGCGGTCGCGCACCTGCTGAGCGGCGACGTAATGCGTCACAGCTCATCCTCCCCATGCCCAAGGTGGAAACCATCGCGATCTTGCCAGCCATACGGCGCACGATCGCAGATCAGCAGCACCAGCCCGAGCATGCCGAGCGCGGCGCAGACGAGTAACAGGGCTTGGGTGTGGGTCATTGCTTCTCTCCTTCGAATGCGTCCAGTGCACGTTCCATCCGCAGCAGCACGTCGATACTGACGACGCCGCGCGACTTGGCTCGTGACCAGGTTGAATGATACACGCCCGCCTTGTCACAGACGGCGGCTACCGTCTTGCGGGCTGCGAAAGCGCGGTCTTCAACCGCGGCGATGGCTTTTGCGTGGCTCATAGCGGCTAGCTATCATGCTAATTGCGTGCGTGTCTAGCGCTAATTTCATGTTGACACCGCCACCCGCTTAGCGCATATCTCCACTCACACCCGGCCACAAGCCGAGAGGAGAAGTGAGATGACAATGGCAGAGATTGCCGCACAGACGGCGGAGCGGGAAGCCCGCTACGCCGCGCTCATCAAGGAGTACGACCTTCAGCCGATTAACCTGCCCCCGTTCGCGCGCTGCACGGCGCGGGATCTGGCGGTGCGGTTGGACAAGATCCAGAGGGGGATTGTGGGATGATCACCTTTCTGGGCGGCATGCCCCTCTACGTGCCCAATCTCGAGGCGTTCTGGCGCGACCCTCGCCCCTTCGAGGCCGAGCGCGCACGCGAGCAGGCCAAGGTCGACGCGCTGTTCGCTGAGCATGATGCGAAGTGGCGGGCTGAGCAGGCTAAGCGGTGGGAGGATGAGGAGTGACCCCCGACACCCGTTTTCAGCGCCTAACGCTGCCGCTCATCATC